TCTTTTTCTTTTTTTTCTTGTTCTTCAATAACTTGGCTAATTTCTTTAGAAGCGTCTGTAGAAGCTTCTTGTTGATCTTTTTCATTTTTTTCAGTAAGTTCGATAAGTTTTTGTAATTCATCATTGCTATCATCTTTCTCTTGTGTTGAAGATTCATCAGCTAGTGCATTAGCATCTTTTTTTAAATTTTCATACATTTCACTTATATTCATAAAACCTCCAAAGAAAGAGGGCCCTGAGGCCCCCTTTAATTATTTATTATGATGGTATGTCTCCAGCATCTGCAATCGAATTGTTTTGCATATACATAACAGTAACAGTTGCATTACCAGTTGTTCCATCACCATCAGTACCAGTAAAGTCAGCTAAAACTTGAATATCAGTTGTACCAATATTTGTTGCTTCAGTGTCTAAAGTACCTCTAGTAGTTCCTAATGATTTTACACTTGTAGATGGAATGAAAGCATTACCATCGTCAGTTGTTCCAACAATAACTGTGGCAGCGTTTGTATCATTATTAACAGTTGTTACATTTAATATAACATCTACTATTTGTGAATTAGCAGGAATAGTCCCGCAAACTTGATTTAAATGTGAAGCACCAGTTATATCAATTTTAGCAGATTGTGCCATTACGACAAAACCAGTGTTTACAACATTTGCACCAAGAGTAGTACCAGTTGTTTGGTTGATCGTTCCCGCTTTTATCGGTCCCGAAAATGTTGTTGTTCCCATAAGTCTATCCTCCTTGATAGTCAGTTTTCACTGTCGTTTGGGTAACTAGGCGTATTGCTACGCCTAGTTGCTTATTTTATTATGCAGCTCCTTCTGAACCGAAAATAGCTCTCCAGTCTGTGAAACCGAAAGAGTATCTTTCTCTAACTTTGTATCTTAGATTACCAGTTTCAAAATCGCCTTCAACAGCTTTTTTGATTGGTGCTCTTACAAAGTGTTTCATTCCATCAGGGCAATCAGTCATAATGAAGTATTGATCAGTATCAGTTAGTCTTTGGTTAACGACTACTCCGCCTGGAATCATACCCATATTTCTCATTGCGTTAATGTCATTGTCTGCAGTTCCTGGTCTTAAATTAGACTTAAGGACTCTTTCAGCAATAAACACTAAGTTAGGTGGAACAATTAACTTTTGTCCAGTTAGTGCAATAGGTATACCTCTATCATCTTCGGCTTGTGCAATTTGAATTAAAAGTGTCTCTAAAGAAGTTTCACTTAAATCCGCTGCTGTGCCTAATTTGTTAGAAGCAGTACCACCGCCACCTAGAGGGTGAGAAGCAGACAATAAAGGTTGTCCGTCACCACCAACTTGAGTTGCGCTAGTTGCATTGTTTAAGATGTTTGCACCTTTTATTTCTTTAGTATGTTGCATTGATCTTGCTAAAGCTCTAGCATATTTTGCACCTAAAGATCCGTATAAACCATCTTCTTCAGCTTCTTCTGTAATAGAAAATGCTAAAGCGATTGTTTCATGCACGTATCTAGATACAAATCCTTCTCTGCCAGATTCATAAGATATTGCAGCACCTTCAGCTTTTGTTGGTGCAGCACCGAATCCGATCATTTGTACATCTTCTTCGAATGCTTTTTGTGATTGCTCTGTAGAGTAGATTTCTCTCCATTGTTCTGGATATCTGTCATACTCCATACCAAACACGGTATTTAAACCTAGATTGAGCTGTTTGGTAAATAACGCTCTATTTAAAGCCATAGTTCAATCTCCTTATACTCCAGCTTGACGTGTACCGTATAAGTGTAAGTTGATAACAACTTCCACATCAGCATCAGCGCCTACTGCGTTGTTTGGTTCATCTATCAATCTTAATATTCTTAAAACTTTTGCTGTAGTAGCTAGTGTGCTAATATCAAGCTCGTCTTTCGAATATCCGAATGTAGAGTCATATGTTCCGATAGTTACATTAGCTAACTCACCTACGTTAGCTGCTGCAAATGTACCGTTACATTGAACTTTATATGTTATGTTTGGATCGTCATAGACTAAAGCTTTTACATCAGATCCTGCTTTTACAGTAGTACCTGAATTCCAAACTTTAGAAAATTTAACGTCCCCGGTGCTGTTCTCAATGTATTCAACTCCGTAGAATACACCTAAAGCCACTCCTCCTGCTGTACCTCTAATTATAGTACCATCAGTTGTCATAGTTACTAAATCACCTGATGCCAAATTAGCAGCGTAAGAGTTTGCAATAGGATATTCTTGAGGTCTGATAACGCCACCGGTTAAGTGTCTCAAAGGTATAAAACCTTGAGGTGCGTCAACGTTTGCCATATTATAGTCTCCTATTTATTTGTTACTCTTTAAAGCCTCCTCTAGTAACATCAGTTTTGAAAGACTTTTGAATAGGATTACCCGGCTGTTCTACTTTGTGGATATCTTGTTCGACTGATCTCATTAAGTTTTCAGTCATTCGTGCGTAATATAAATTACGTTCATTTACCATTTCTTCTGGCATTTCACAGAGTAGCATACCTTCTATACCTATATAACCAGCAAACTTGCCATGTTCTATCGTTGGATAATGACCAGCATTCTTGACCGTTTTAGGGTCACGAGGTTGCCAACCTTCTCTCAATCGTTTAGCCACGTTTGTTGGTGTTTCCTGACCTAAAACCATAGTTGCAATCCATCTCTGTTTGTAACCTGCTCTAGGTTCAGGTGCCTCCAATAAATTACTAGGGCGCCATTGTGAAACTCTAGTTGATTCTTCAACTCTAGTTTCGTTTTTTATTTTATTACTCATGTCGTGCTCCTTTACCTTCACGTATTGTTGCTAAAAGTTTTTACTTCTTTTGCAAATCGCTTTAGTGCCGCTTCATCGTTAATATCAATACCAAAAGTTTTAGCGGTATTAATATCATCAGAGGTTAGCTTTACTCTATTACTATCATTTCCCTTCTTACGAGAAACGCCAGCAACAGGAGATTGCACTCTGTTGTTTTTTTGTACTACATTTTTATCTGTTTGAACAGCTTCTTCTGAAGATTTATCAAAATACTTTAATCCAGAGGTTTTTAATCGTTTATCCATTTCGATATAATAGTCTGGATCATTAACATCCCAACCTTCTTCAGTTAATTCTGCATCAATACCATAAGCCATAGCAGTTTCTTTTCTAAAACCTGGTTTATTAAACCATTCTCTGTTTTCTTTAACCCAATCTGCTGCTAAAGGCGGAGTTGATTTTTCTTTTTTTTCAGTTTTAGGTACTTCTGCACTAAGTTCATCAGCTTTAGACATTTGACCTCTAATATCAGCCATTTTTTCATAAAGTTCTACTTGTTTATCAGTATTACCTTCTTCGATAGCTGATTTTAGTTCTGAAGATACAGTTGTATAGTTGTTTTTTAAGCTCTTACTTGCAATTTCAAAAGTTTTTTTNTCTAATTGTGCAAGTCTTTGCTCTAAATCAACAGCTTTCTGTTCTGCTTCTGCTCTTTTTGCCACTTCTTTTGCAATTCTTTTACGAACCTTTTCAGAATATGGCATTTCTTCTGAATACGGAGGTACTTTTTTTTGTTCTTCTAATTTTACTTCTCTCTCATTTTCAAAAGTTTTATCATTTTCTTTCTCTTTTTCTTCATTTTCAGCTTTTTCAACCAAAGCATCAATAGGGTTCGCAGGAACCTCTATTTCTTTTTCAGATGGTTGTTCATCAAGCTTAATTTCTATGTCTTTCTCGTTATTATTTTCTTCGTTTTGCATAGTTACTCCTATGTTGTCATTAGATAATCTAATGTTTATTATACTTGTTGAGATACCACTTCTGGATTTTCTAGAGTAGCAAGTACCTCATCATCATTTATTAACACCATTTTGACTTTTTGTACAGAGATTTTGGCTCCAGCGTATCTACCAAATACTACCCAATCTCCGACTTTACACCAAGGTTGTTTTCTGTCACTGTAACATTCTGGTCCTACAGCAATTACTTTACCAACAGAATTTAAATATGTTTGTTGTTCTTTATTTGTATCTGTTAAATAAATTCCACCTTTAGTTTTTTCCATTACACCTTTAGGTCTTATCAAAATTCTATAACCTACTGGTTGTGGTACTTTATCAGGTGTAGGTATACTTTCATCTGTTGCCCACACATCTTTACTGATCATCTAAATCTCCTTCCTTATATTTTTCAACTGTTTCATTTATTATCTCTAAACTTTTATCAAGACCTTGTGCAATACCTTGCACTCTATCAAAATTTTCTTTTACTCCTTTTGATAAAAGGTTAGAACCTAAATCTGTTTTATGTTGATTAATTTTCTTTTTTATTGCTATTATTAATCTTTCCACTTATTCCCTCCACAATTGTATTTAATAATTTATCGAAAGGCACATTTGCTTTATTAGCAACTTGTGCAAACACTCTTGGTTTGATTGTTTTGATTGAAAGTTTTTTATTTTCTAAAAATTTCTTAGCTTTTCTAATTTCCTCAGGTTTTATTGCCATTAACTATCACGTTTCGCAACTCTAGAAGCTGTTTCAACTATCTTAGCTTTTGTTTCAGCATCTTTTCTTTGTTGTGTTCTCTCCTTATCTTTTACACCTTCTGCAAATCTAGCTTTTCTTATATTAAGCTCTTCTGCTTTCAATTGTAAATTAGCTTGTTTCTCCATCATTTCAGCTTGTTCTTTTTGTTGCTCTGGTGATGGTGGCATACTACCCATTAAATTTTGTGCTGCTTGCGCTGCTGCAACAGCAATTCTATTTTCTTGTTCTATTGAAATATCATTTGTATCTTCATCTCTTAATTCTTTGTTTATTTCTCCAGTAGATGTTGGAACACCTTGTGGAGATTGAGATTGCATTTGTTGTTGATATAAATATGCCATATGTTGACCTAAGTGTGCCATCATTAATGGATATAAAACTTCTCTAGCTTGAGGATTGCCACCAAATCTAGGATCCATCATAAATTGTTGGTGCACTGCAATATGTGCAGCATGATCTTGATCTTCAAATACTTTAATTGGTTTACCATTTAACAAAGCCATGTTTTCAGAAACTGGATCACGTCTTGGTGTTTCTTCATCTTGAATCATTAAGTCATTATAATCTGGTATATTTAAAGATTGTAAAAATCTTCTGTAAGCTTCTTTAGTATCAATAATACTTGGTGCTTGTTGTGCTAGTTGTAAACCTGTTTGTGCTAATGCAATTCTTTGCGCTTGAGAAAAAATATTAGGATCACTTACTGGTACGACATCTACTGCAAAATCAAAATCTTTTCTTCTAATTGTTTTTCTTTCTCCGATTACATCATAAGGATATTCATCATCTAAATACTCTCCATTTAATTCNTATATAAGTTTGAATTCTCTACCTTGTGCTTGATGCANTCTTTTATGTATTGCACTAAATACTTTACTTCCTTGTTCAATTAAAGCAATTGTAGTTCCGACTGGTCCAGAACCAGCAGATTGACCTACCATAGCATCAGCAATACTTGCAAATCTTCTACCTGATTCTGTTAATACTCCTAGCAATTGCAATAGCGTAGGCGATGGCTCTTTAAATGGAAGAGGGATAAATGACTTTCGAAGATCATCGCCATACGCTTCTACATCAACCCATTCTCCAGGAGAGACAGTAATATCACCGCCTTCTATTCGGGCACCTTTTGCTTTAAATCCTCCATTTAGATTTGCAAAAGCTGCTGAGTCAAGTAAAGCTCTTAATGCACCAGTACTTGCATGTTGTAAACCACCGATCATCTGTATAAGACCGAATCCATAAAAGCCAAGGCCTGGTAAATATTTATAATGTATAAAATAAGTTCTTTTTCTTTTTAAGGGATCGTCTTCTTTCCAATTTCTTCTAATAGATAAAGTTTGTCCACTTGTATAATCTACTGTAACAATATAAGGTAAAGCTAATCCTGAATCATCTTCTCCTAAATCTATATCGGCATGTATTTCTAGAACAGTATGTATTTTATCTGCCATAGACGCTGACATACCTTCTAATTTTTGCATAGTTTGTTCAACTACATCGTTAGTGGTTTGAGAACCTTGATTTTGTGTAATTGTTACATCTTTATAAAAACCTTCAACTTGTTTTCTTTTAATTTCATTTGTTGTTAATTTCATAACTTGAGTATATCTTTCTGCCGTTTCTAAATCTGTATTTTCATAAGATATAACAAATTGATCTGCTGGTACGAATTTTGAACAAATTCTATCTAGAGAATTATCAAAGTATATTTTTTTAAAAGCAGATCCTGCAAGAGCTAAATAAAATAACATTTGATCTAGTTCATTAAAGTAATCAGTGATTTGATTAGTAACTTGATAATTCATAAAATCTTGAACACGTTGAGCTTGTTCTATTTTTTGATCTGTTTGTTTTCCAATTATTTGTGTTTTTACAGGACCACCTGCTGGAAACATTTCTGATATTGCTCTAGCTTGAAACTGAGTTGCTGCTTCTGACATTAAAGGATGATGAACACCAGAAGCTCCCGGGAAAGGATCTTGTCTATCTTCTACAACTACTCCTAACATTTTAAGACCTTTTGAATATTGGTCTTCCCAATCTTTTCTAGAAGCTTTATCGTCTTCAAAAGATTTAATAAGACTTTTACCAATATTTAAAACTTCTTGATCTGGTAATTCTTCTGCTAAATTAGAATAATGATTTGATTCAAAAGCTTCTTCTTCTTTTTCTGTTAAATCTGAATCTACATCTACTTTTACTTTTTGACCTTTATCATCAGTAAATTCTAATTTTTTTTTATCCAGTTCTACTTCTAATGCCATTATCTTTTCCTAGTCTTCGCTTTTTTTCTACCGTCTGGTCTTCTGTTTTTATCTCGTCTACCTTTTAAAATATCTTTATCTACTTTAGCAGCTTTTCCTCCAGTCAATGCTGAATTAACTCTAGCCATAGCCCATGCTTGTGGACTTACACCTTTTCTATGACCACTTGTTCTATATGCAGCTAATCCTCTATTATAAATAGCTCTTATCTTAGAAGCTGATACACCAGTTTTTTTTGCTTTATTTTTGATTGCTGTTGCAGTACTTGATTTTTTTTTAGCCATACATTCTCCTAAATCTTTTATTATGAATACTTTCTTTTTTAGACCCTACAAATTTTCCACCTTTTTTATCTCCTGGTAGAACACCTGAACCNTTATTATCTTTATTTAATCTTTTAATTGCAGCTTTTCTTTTAGCTCTAAGTTTACCAGATGTACCAGATAAATATTTTTTTGGTACTTTTTTTCCTTTTCTTTTTGTTGGTGTACTCATAGTTTTTCTAAAAGAAGGTCTTGCAATCATTTATTTACTCTTTTAAAAATTTGATAAGCGATTGTTCCACCTATTGCGATAGCTACAATTCCAAAAAATAACATAAGTAAGCCTTGTTCTAATGTCATTTTTTAAATCCTTTTCGCATGTTTTTGTAAGCTTTTTTAGTAATAGTACTTTTAGATTTTGGTCTAGAAGTACCTGCACGTCTTCTTGCGTTTATGTTTGCGTATAATCCTTTTCTCATAAGTTCATAATACCTCCTGGTTCATACCATATAATCCTACTAGAGATATAAAACAAAAATAGTAATTATTCTAGTATTAATTTCTTAATTGATTTCTCACCCATGTATATCTCTGTTTCTGCCATAGATTTTATACATTTATATTGAACATTAGGTGTATATTGTCTTTCGGCATGTCTTTTACCACGCAAACATGCGGCCATATTTTCTTGTATTCTATGTTCTTTTATTTCTGCTCCAATAAACATAATAAGAGCTACAACACTTTCAATCATTGAGAGTAACTCCCATTCTTGTAACCAATCTCTCGATTAGCGTCTTTCAATTTTTCAATATCTTCTAAAACCTTATCCATTTGTTTTCTTAAAAATTCTATGTTAACTTTATTTAGAGCCATTGATTCGATATGTGTATTCAACTTATCAGTAGTTTTATATAAATCTTCAATCATCATAAATTGTTCACTATCAGCTGGTAGTGAACCCATTTGACCTCTAGGCCATTTTATTCTAAACTCTGTATTATGTTCTAAATCTTTTACCATTAATTCTATCTGTGTACTGTGTCTATTAAGTTGTTCTACAATACCAAAATAACTCCACACGCCTACTGCCACTACAACAATCAGTGACACTACGGTCTTCATAGGCATTTGTACCTTAGCTTCGTCTGATATCTTTAACGCCATATTTTTCTCTCCAATAATTTTTTCTTTCTAACAATCTAATTTTAAATTCTAATTTATCTATTCCTAATAATTTTTTTATAAATTCTTTTAACATTTCCATCTTCTTCTAGCTTGTCTTATTCTTGAATTAGGATTATTTCTAGTTTTTGCAGATGATCGTTTTAATTGTCCAAGTGATCTTGCGCAATATGATTTTCTTCTCTTTGCTGCTTTACTTCCAGGTTTAACTTTACCAGTAACTGCAGTTTGTAATTTAGAACCTGGATTAGCTCGTCTATATGCCATAACACCTTTACGTGTCATTCCAGCTCCTTTTTTGGTCGGTCTGAAATTACCAGATTTAACAGATGTTTTAATTGGTCTTTCCCTTCTTCTTCTAGGTCTAATTCTTGTTCTAGCCATGTAATGCTCTCCCTCTCGCTGATGAATCAAATGCAGATCTGCTTTCTTGTTTTTGACTAGGAGAAGATTTATCTACTTTACCACCACCTCCCATGTAGTCATCTCTATTAGAAGGTGTAATATTCATAGTCTTAATATCGAAAGTTGTAATATCTCCTTGTGGATCTTGATTTGTTATATCTGTTATTCTATCTATTTCTTTCTTCTTCATTTGTCCGCCAAGTATAAAAGGTGCTGCAAATGGTAAGACTGCAGCTGCTATTTTACCTTGCGCTAAAGCTGAAAACGAAGATAAAGCTCTTAATTTTTCTTGCGTCTTAGTTTCTAAGCCAAGTTTTTTTTGTACAAATTCGTTATAATATTCTGTATTTGTTTTAATAATATTATCTGCTGTTTCCATAGCTGATTCTGTAATTTTATCCATATCCCATTCGAATACTTTTTTTCCAACCATATCTGTTTTAGGACTTATAGTTTCTGAAATTTTATCTATCTCTTTCATCTTAGATAATTCAGGAGCTTTATTACTAGATTTAAATTCATCTACAAATTTTTGTGTATCTATCATTTTTGGAGAGTCAGTATTCATATCTGATTTAGGTGTAACGACATTCATATCTGATTTAGGCGTATTGCTTTTACCTAAAATTTTTTCTAGAAAAGAAATTTTATCTTGTTTTGGTGCTTCACCTGCAATGTCTGTTCTATCAGAATAGATTTCATCTTCGATTATAGTATCGTAAGTAGATTTTTTTAACGCTGGTTGATCTGGATCGTTACCAGAAAAGATTTCGCAAATACCATTGACAGACATTTTACCATTAGGACATATAAACTCTTTCATCTACCTTGCCTCGCATATTTTTTAAAATCTCTTTTTTCATCTTTATTCAAACTTTTTTTATGTCTTCGAGGTCTTTTCTTTGGTTTTGGTCTTGGTACAAAATGAACAAACTTTCGTTTGGCCATCTATTTATTTTTTTTATTAAGATTTATTGGAACTACTTTGGCTCTATTTCTTTTTATAATAGATGTAACTCCTGGATAATCTTTTGCTTTACCTTTATATATAACTCCACCTTTACCAAAATTACCTTTTACAGTATCGTCCTCTTTTTTAGCCATCAACTCTCTATCTTTTGATTTACCTTCTTCGTATCCGTCATCATCAAAATCTTTTGATTTTGTAACATCTTCAAAGTCAACATCTAAAATATCTTTTGTAACTGATTTAGTTGTTTTAGCCATTATCTTTTTTTCCTTTTACCTTTTTTAATTACACCTCTTGCAATTAAAATATCTTTTTTAGTTACTTTACCATCTCCAGACATATCTGGAAACTTGCCTTTCTTTTTCTTTTTTTTCTTCATCATCTTACCAGTGATCTTAGAGTTTTGCATTCTTCCAACTCCTGATCCTGCGCCTGCTGTCATTTTCATTATGATATCTCCACTTCTATTTTCATTGCTTTCATCATTTTTGCATGTTCAGCTTTTCTACTATCATCAACTTTTACAACTTCATCTCCGGGATTTTGCATAGCTTTTTTTAACATAGCTGCATCTTCTACTGCTCCAGGAAATTTATCATAAAATCTTTTATCAGCAGCTTTGACATCTTCGACACTAAAACTTTTAACGCCTAGTCTAGGTTGCTTGCCTACTCTTTTAAATGGGTTACTCATCTTTTAAGTCCTCCGGTGTACTTAATTTTTTATTCAATATACCTTGAAATACTGATTGTGTAAAGGTCGGAAGCATCATTTCGCTTATAGGATTTTTATTATGGCCTGTAGACCACGAAATACAAGGTACTCCTTTCTCGTCCCATGCTACCAAGGCATATCCTTTAATATCTACTTTATCTGAAATCTTTATACATGCATCATGAAAAGCACCTACTACTTGATCATCTTGGATTTTATTAGCTTCTTCAGAGGTTTTTTTACGAGGTGTTACTCTCCACTTATCAAGAGTAATAATGTTTGTCTTTGCGCAATTGCTTTCGTTTTTCATAATCATCATCTTCGGGATCATCGGGGTGTGTTACTAAAAAACTCTCTCTGATCCTCATTAAAGCTTGTACTATTGTATCATGAATATCATCATGCTTTCCATATGGAAACTGAGCACATTCTTCGATTACACTCTTAGTCCAATCTTCNTCCATTGTAAACACTAAACCGCCTTCGAACATAGAAGCTACTCCATGTGTTCTAGAAACTTTATCTCTTTCTGGAGTATAAGTAACAATAGGAACTCCTGATCTTCTCAAATCCTGTATAAGAGATTGACCTGAAGCTCTTTTTTCAATAAGAACTTGATCGGGCATCCACTCATAATAAGTATCTTGCGCACGTTGTCTTAAATCTGGATACTCTAATCTTTCTTTCCAAGCATCTAATAATAAACAAGCTGCATAAGGAACATTNTTTTCATCTCTTGCTGTAAATACTCCCCATGTTGTACACGCAGAAAAGTCTGCGGATGATTTAGTACTGAATGCAGTATCATAAGATTGTACAACATAACCTAAAGTAGGAATTTTATCTCCTTGATAAATATTCCACCAATCTTTTTTTATAATAGAACCTTCTTCGTTACTAGGACGTTGTTGGTATAAAGCTTGCCATACACGTTCACCAACTGTATTTTGAATTTTTTCTAAATCTTCTTTATTGTAAGCTTCAGGCCATAAAGCATTTCCTTTATCATCTATCGCAGGTAAATCTAAAACTTTCCAATCTTCTCCTGATTCATTTAAAATATATCCTGCAAGATCGTCTTGGTGCCATCTTGTTTGTATAACTATAATTTTTCCGCCAGGTTGTAATCTAGTATAAGCTACAGACTTATACCATTCTAAAAGATTTCTTCTTTGCACTTCTGATTCTGCGTCTTCTCTACCTTTTATCGGGTCATCAATAATTAATAAGTGTGCACCTCTACCAGTAATAGCACCACCTGCACCAACAGCTGAATAAGTACCACCATGTATAGTATGAAATCTTTTAGCTGATGTACTGTCTGATCTTAAAGCAACTTGAGGAAAGACTTTATTGAAATCATCTCCTTGAACTTGGTTTCTTACTTTACGACCAAAGTCATCTGCTAATTCTTGAGCATAAGTAGATTGAATTACAAATTCGTTAGGATTGTTTCCTAAATACCACGCAGGAAAAAATTCTGAACATAACATACTCTTACCATGTCTTGGTGGCATAAAGACTGCTAGTCTTTTAATATCACCTGATTCAAGCTTCTCTAGATTTTTTGCAATTAGTTTTATGTGCGCAGGATCCTGGTATCCCGGGTACATATGTTTTGCATATGATAATAAATTTTTACGAGCTTTAAAAGTACTTAGAAGATTGTTTAAGTGATTAATTACATCACCAGCTCTTTTATCCCTGGTCTTTTGGTAAATTTGAATAGCTGACTTTAATTTCTCTTTGATCTGTAACTCTTGCATCTTGTTTCCCTGCGCCTAACCCGCCTTCCTTTTTATATATATCAAATTTTTCTTTAAGTAAAATGAAAGGGTCTGTTTTATTTGCAAGATGATCTGTAAGAAAAGTATTCTTTTGATTTATTAATCCTAGATACCAACTTATTTTCAAAGCATCTCTAAATCTAAGTTTGACCATCTGTTCGTGATGTAAGTCTCCTGGTTCTTTAGGATTACCTTCTTTGTAAATTCTAGCTCTAAAAGTATCATCATTATTATTGCCAGTAATATCTGCTCTATCGTGAATTACGTTTATATCTACATCTCTCATAATATTTAATAAGTAAGCTATCTCAGAGAGCCATGCATCATTCTGTCCATGTAAACTAATGTGATCTAATAAATAAAACCATGTTTGTGGAAAGCAGGGAAAGATACTATAAGGATGTCCTGTTTGTTCTTTAAATTTTAATAAGCAAAACTCGTCTTCAAAATCCATAATTTTTTCGTCCCAATTTTTTGTGGACATTATAGCATCGTCATTAAAAAACATTATCCATTTTCCATTTGCATATCCAGCCAAAGTATTATTATATTTATGTAAGTTTTGATAACCTATAGGATTAAATTGTAAAGCTAGTTGATTAGGATACTTACTCTCTTTTAAAAAATTAAAAGTTTCTTCGTCATCTGTATCTACGCCAAATAAAAATTGTAACTTCTCTGGCTCTCTAGCATTATTGATTAATGAACCTACAGCTTTTTTTAATAAAGGTATTCTTTTTCTCGTTGGTAATAATATTGATATGTTCATGCTCTACCTATATACTTATAGATAGAACATAAAAACAAAAAAAGAACCCACCATCTCTCCCTGCTTGGCTACACAGAATGTGTACATCAAGCAACACCTAATTACTTATCAAAATTTTTTTCTTCTATCTCGTAAAAAAATTTATCAGTATCTTCAGTTATCCAGTCTTCGTTTTCGACATTCCAGTCGTTTGTCTGAACTTTGTAATCGGGAACTTCGTTTCTAACTGTGAACGAATTAACATTCCATAATATTCTGTTATTAGGCTGAGCAGCGAAATTACCGTTGTCAAGCTCCAATATATGAGCGCATTTATGCTCCTGAGGGATTTCAGAATGATCTGTATCAAGTAGATTGGCATCAGGATGACACCAGTCCACAGTAAACAGATACTCACCACTATACAGTTTCTTATCTTTACCAAAATATTTTGCTCGTTGACCTTCTAGAAAAGCGTAATGAATAACGCTATGATAATAATCAAAACTATTCCACAACTCAAGTAAGTGGTTTGGCATATCTGGCACATCTTTTCTTTCCATACCTTTAGAGAAGAAGGCACAAATCGGCAGACGCCAAAACGCAGCGCCATTTTCCAACATAATGTTAAATAGTATGCCACGACCTGAAATAGAGTTAAGACCAAAGATAACACAGTCTTCAGACTCTCCTTTATGTTTTTTAAGATCATATAAATACTCCTTGCGTATTTTACAATAAATTGGTGGAATGCTACTACTTAAAAATGCCATTGTAAAGATATATTATAAAAAAAATTTTTTTTCTAGAGATATTTATACGCATGTACCTGATTTCACGCTATATCTATACCACTCTCTCTAATTAACTCTATTTACGCCACAAACTTTATATGATTTTTCTCAGCAAACTTAATACGATTTTTAAAAAAAGAAAATTAGGAAAGTAAAAAAAAGAATAAAAAAAAAGCGTATCTAATTTAATAGATACGCTTTTATATTTTTTAAATAGTCTTATTTAAGATTATTTATTTTAGTTTCAAAGTATTTAATATTTTCGATTACTGAATTATCTACTTTATTATTTTTAATATACTCTTTATTTGAGTTTATTAAATCTTGATATAAGTCTTTTTTATTTTTATCTAAATAAGACGGAATATCAATTAATAGATTTACTTTTTTAAATCTATTATTTTTTGTAGTATCGTATTCTATATCAACTTTACGATAATTATTATTAAACGCTGACTCTATATTCGTTGAATATTTAGCGTTTTCGTAAATTAAAAAAGACTTTGATTTGTCTCTTTTATTATTTACTAATCTAAATAAAATTTTTTTATCTTTAAANTCTCTNAAAGATAAAGCTATTTTATTTTCTATTATTTTTTTACTCATTTTNTTCTCNCTTTCTAATTCTTAAAAGATTTCTATTTATTAGAAAATATAATTTTAAGAATTAACGAATATTAAAAAATTTTTTNATAAAAGTAAATAAATAATTTATGTTGTTTAGAATTATTCTAAACTGTATGTTCTTATTTTGTTCTAGAATAAAAAGANTAGATAATTTAATAATAAAATAACAAATGAATAACCTATTAAACCTCTTAACATATATAAAATCATAATAACTCTTTTTTTAAATTAATAATAATTTTATTAATATTTATTTTAAATCATTTAGATACGTTAAAATATATTTTTCTGTTTTTGAGGAAAAAGCTCTATCATCCTTTTTTT